CAGGCAAAAACACAGATATATTAAAGTTTGATATCAACATTAAAAATATGATGTTTGCTGCTGTAAGTCCAAGTAAACATGAAGATACTGAAACACAGGCATCAGCAGGTGTTAACCGTAGAGTTGACTCGCTTCCATTAAAGGGAGCACAGGAATCTGGTGCAGCAGAACCTACAGTTGCAGGAAATGCAAATCCAGCAAAGGTTGATTTACGTGCAGGTAATTTACCGTTCAAAGGCGGTGCCGGCGACATCACAACTACACAAAAAATTGCCAACGAATTTTATACCGCTTATTTGAATAGCGTTGGTCAACAAATTAACTTAGACATGGAAATATTAGGAGATCCTGACTTTTTGCCTGAAAATGGAAACAGCAATTTGAGTGTAGAAGGAGATGCCACATTTGGTGGTCCTAACGATTGTATTAATACTGACGGCACTGATATCTTTTTAGAAGTAAATTGGAGAAATCCTATAGATCCAGATGCCGGTGGTCAGGCAGGTTTGAGGGGAGGATTTTTTTACTTCCCCGACGGTGGCGGTCCGCATCCTTTTAGCGGAGTATGGAAATTAATTAAAGTTGAAAATAATATAAGGAATAATTTTTTTAGTCAGAAATTAGTAGCTTATAGAATGCAGGCTCAAGACATTACAGGCGGCCCAGCTTTTGCCACAACCTACGGCGAACCAAAACAAGACACCGGACAAGTGTATAACAGACCAGGATAACAAATGGCATACGAAGAAAAACGATCATCGGCGAGTAAAAATTCAAAAGGCGGATTAACTGCTGGCCCCTATCTAGCAAAAATAGTTAACCATCTCGATGAAAATTATCAATGTGGTTTAGAAGTTACATTGATGAGAGAATCAGGAAACTTAGTGGCCGATGAAAATCAAACTTATGTAGTTAGGTATGCTAGTCCTTTTTACGGATGCACAGCATACGAGTTTGCAGGCAAAAATAATACATATGAAGATTCCCAACAAAGTTACGGATTTTGGGGTGTACCACCAGATACCGGTGTAGTTGGTATTGTAATTTTTATTGACGGCCGTGCTGATTTAGGTTTTTGGATTTGCAGTATTCAAGACACATTTCAAAACCATATGATACCTGCAATTGCAGGTAGTAAAAATTATGAAGATGAAGATTTAGATCAAGCTGAACATCCTTTACCTGTTGTGGAACACAATAGGAAGGCCAATGCTTTAGATAAAAATTTAGAAATAGATAAGATTCCAAGAGCTATTCATCCCTTCGCATATCGTATAGCAGCGCAGGGTTTGATTAGAGATGAATTCAGAGGAACTTCTACAAGTACAACTAGACGTGACATTCCTAATATGGTCTTTGGAATGAGTAGTCCAGGTCCACTTAACCGTAATTCAAAGAAAAAGTTTTTAGGAAATAGGCAAAGTAAAACACCTGAACCTTTACCTGTTAACAGATTAGGTGGTACACAGTTTGTTATGGACGACGGTGATGATCGTTATTTCAGAGAAAACACTCCGTCAGAGGGTCCACCTAACTATGTCCCAAATCCAGATGGCGACAAAGATATACCCTATAACGAACATTTTAGAATTAGAACAAGAACTGGTCATCAGATACTGTTACATAATTCAGAAGATTTGATATACATTGGAAATTCTAAAGGTACAGCCTGGATTGAACTTACTAGTGACGGCAAAATTGATATATTTGCTACAGACAGTATCAGTTTAAGAACAAAACAAGATTTCAACTTTGTTTCTGATAGAGATGTTAACTTTGATGTTGGTCGTAATTTTAACATAAAAGTTGCTGGCGAAATGCATACTAAGGTTGGTCTTGACCATGTTTTAATTGTTGATAGAGATCAAAAAATTCAAATTAACAATCGTAAAGATGAATATGTGAAAGAAGAATACAGACAACGTGTTACGGGACATGTGAAAAAAGTTTACGAAGATGATTATACACACAATGTGCAAGGAAGAATGGATTTTAGGGTGGCTAAAGGAATGAGTTTTACAGGCGGCGGCGGAGCCTCGTCGCCAGACTACGCACCTTATCGCGGATCGAGCGAAGACCCTGCATCTCCTTGTGCCGATAATGATCCAACACCAATTAAAGACGTGTTTGGCCCAACACCAGATAGAATCGATATAAAAATTTACAAAGATATGCGTATTGAACATATTGGTGTAAATGTTGATCATACTATTCGAGGTTATCTAAAAACTAAAATTACAGGCGATGTTGATATAAGCACAGATGGTACCTGGGAACAGACTACGCAGGGCAATGTTGATATCTATACACCGGCAAATTATAAACTTTTTTCTGGCGGCAATATTGATCTCAAAACAAGTGGATATTTTTACCAAGAGGCTAGCGGAAATTTTGATGTCAAGGCCGGCGGCCATATTTTTAACACATCTGGTGGAACTAACGAAACTAAAGCCGGCGGTAATATAATAGAAACGGCACCGCAGATACACATGAACGGTCCAGGTGCTTCCAGTGCGCCTGGAGCTAGTACAGCAGATCAAGCAGAGATAGCTCTGCTACCAGAAGAGGCTAGAACAAGTGCAAAAGCCACAGAATTCGCTGATTTAAAACTTATTTCAATGCCCGACATCCCAACACCAGGCGGTGAGCTGTCAACTAAACTGGTTATAGTTCGTAGGATGCCTACTCCAGAACCTTATCCACAACATGAGCACTTAGATCCTGGTCTATATAAGCCCGATATTACGCAACATGAAGGTGTACTTGAAGGTGGCGGCCCTGTTAGATATACAAAACCTGATGAACGTGTTCCTGCCGGAGCATGGAGAAAGTATCAAAAACCAAAGGATAATCCTTTCTAAGGAGCAGCTATGACAAAGCTATATTCAAATAAAACCATTGCTAAAGGCAAGGTTAGTGTAGGTAATAAGGACACAGGAACCTTTAAATACCGCGGTTTTAGTTCTAGGGAAACTACTCGTAATTTCAAATTATTTGATTACGAGCTAGTTAAACAGGACATTATCAACCATTTTTATATCCGTAAGGGTGAAAAATTAGAAAATCCTAAGTTTGGTACTATAATTTGGGATACTTTGTTTGAAAACTTTACACCTGAAATAAAGAAAGCCATAGCCGACAATGTTGAAGAAATAATAAATTTTGACGAGCGTGTTAAGGTTAACAGCGTTACAGTAGACAGCACAGATCAGGGCATTAGAATAGAAGCAGAATTAGTTTATCTGCCAATTAATTTCACAGATACGCTACAGTTGACCTTTGATAGAGAAAATAACATAGGATAAAAACAGCAGTTTATTTTTAAAATAAATATGACAAATAGGTTCAGACAATGACTTCTACTACTAGACAAAACAATCTTATTTTAAATCAGGACTGGAAAAGAATATACCAGACCTTTAAAAGTGCAGATTTCAAGTCCTATGATTTTGAAAATCTAAGACGAGTAATTGTCACCTATCTACGTGAAAATTATCCAGAAGATTTCAACGACTATATTGAGTCTAGCGAATACCTAGCTCTAATAGATGCTATTGCATTTTTAGGTCAAAGTCTAGCATTTAGAACCGATCTCGCCAGCAGAGAAAATTTCTTAGAATTAGCTGAAACTAAAGAATCAGTTATTAGATTAGCTAGATTAGTTTCATATAATCCTAGAAGAAACATAGCAGCAAGCGGTCTACTTAAAATTGATACGATTCAAACTACAGAAGCTATATTAGATAGTAATGGTAAAAATTTAGCTAGTCAAACTATTATTTGGAATGATCCTACAAACCAGTACTGGCAAGAGCATTTTACTCTAGTTTTAAACTCTGCGATGAGCGACAACGTTGAAGTAGGTCGCAGTCAAGGCACGGCGACCATACAGGGTATCACTTCAGATCAGTATAGATTTAGATCAAGATTTTCTGACGTGCCAGTGTTTGCCTTTGAAAAAATTGTGGCAAACAGGCGTACTGCTTTTGAAATCGTCAGCACTAGTTTTCTAAAACAAGAAACCTATTATGAAGAATCTCCGGTTCCCGGAGCGGAAATTGGTTTCGTTTACAGACAAGACGGACAAGGGCCCAGCAGTCCAAACACTGGTTATTTTATGCTGCTCAAACAGGGCAGTATTGAACTTACAGATTTTGCCATAGATGTTCCAACTACTAATGAAGTTATAAATGTAGATGTGACCGGTATCAATGATTCTGATGTATGGTTGTTTTCTGTAAATGCTGATGGCACTCAAGGTGAAGAGTGGATTAAAGTATCTAGTCTCACAGGATCAAACATTGCCTATAATAGTATTAATTCAAATCAAAGAAATATCTATTCCGTAATCAGTAAGGATCAAGACAAAATTGACCTAGCTTTTGCTGATGGTGTATACGGTAATTTACCACAAGGCTCTTTCAAAGCCTATTATAGAGTAAGCAATGGATTGAAATATAATATTGCTCCTGCGGAAATGAGAGGCATCAATATCACAATTCCATACACCAATCCTGAAGGAGTTGGACACGAGCTGCTAATAAGCCTAAGTTTGAAAACAACTATCACTAACGCTTCTACCAGTGAAGAAATTGACAGTATTAAGACCCGTGCTCCTGCTCAATACTACACACAAAATAGAATGATCACTGGAGAAGATTACAATCTAGCTCCTTTGAGCAGCAGTCAAGATATTCTCAAAGTCAAAGCAATTAATAGAACATCCAGCGGAGTTAGTCGAAATTTTGATATTATAGATGCCAGCGGAAAATACTCAAGTGTAAATGTTTTTGCTGACGACGGTGTGCTGTATAAGCAAGAAGCAGAAACAACTTTAGGATTTAAATTTACCGGCAGAATCGATATTATTAATTTCTTACGAAATAGTATTGAACCTATTTTTACCAATACAGATGTTTATAATTTTTACCTCACTAAATTTAACAAGATACAATTTACAGATGGTAATGTAATTTGGACTCAGGTAACAAAAGACGTCAATCAGTCTACAGGATATTTTATTAATTCTATTGATAACAGTTTATTGAAAGTAGGCACCTATACAACTAATCAGTTAAAATACTTTTTCTCAGGTGCATTGATAAAGTTTGTTCCACCATCCGGTAAGGCCTTTAGAAAAGGTCTGTTAGTAGACTTAGATGCAACTGATCCTGATCAGACAACAAGACTATGGACTAAAGTCATTAAAGTTACTGGTGATGGTACTAATGCTGGCCGAGGAACATTGGCCACAGGATTAGGTCCTATTATTTTTAATGACATCGTGCCTAGCGGTGCTGTAGCATCTCGCATACTGCCAAGATTTGTTAACAATTTGCCCGTAGCACTAGAAAACGAGATGGCCAATTTAATATCTTTAAACTTAAATTTTGGTTTAAGATATGATCAGACACTGAGTGAATGGAAAATTATTTCTAGTGCTAATTTAGATTTGTTGTCAGATTTTAGTCTTGGTAGAGCAGGAGACGTAACAAACAGCAACCTAGATAGCAGTTGGATATTGGCTTTCGTCAAGCAGCCCGATAGCTATGTTGTTAGGGTTAGAAGTTTAGAATACGTTTTTAGAAGTCTTGAACAAAATAGATTTTACTATGATGTCAATCAAAAGACACTCGATCGTAAGACAGGAAAAGTTGTAAAAGATACTATCAAAGTATTGGGAATAAATGCTGATAGTCAGTTAGTCAATGCTCTAAAACAAAATTATATTTTTGAAGTAAGTGATGCTATAAAATTTGAAGACGGCTATCAAAGTGCAGATGAAATTAAATTAGGTTTTGCTGATACAGACGACGACGGAGTCATTGACGATCCGGAAGCGTTTGAGCAAATTGTTGGTCAAGATCTAGACCTTAGGTATCTATTTTTTAATAAAGAATTAGATCTAACAGGCAACACAGTATACACATATATTGATAATACTAATGATACGATACTAATACAACAAACAGAAGCTGGTATAGATATCACAGCCTACAACGACGGCCAACTAATTTATTTTTACACATCTGATGAAGACCGTGTAAAGCGAGTTGATAGAACCACAAATACATTAGTAGTAGCACCGTCGTATAAGGCCGTTATCGGCCGAGCAGGTATCAAGTTTCAATATTTTCATGCAGCCAATATAGATAGACGTATTGATCCAAGTAGTTCAAACATAATTGATATATTCTTATTGGTCAAAAATTATGATGTTGAATACAGAAAATGGTTAGCAGATATCATTGACGAGCAACCTGAGCCACCGTCTAGCGATGCCTTAAGAGTAAGCTTTGGTTCAGAATTGAACCTAATTAAATCTATCAGCGATGAAATCATTTATCATCCTGTTCAATACAAAGTATTATTTGGATCTAAGGCTGTGCCAAAACTACAAGCACAGTTTAAGATTGTGAAAAACCCAACTAAGACCATAAACGATAATGATCTCAAAGTAAGAATAGTCAGCGCAATAGATAGATTTTTTGATATTAATAATTGGGATTTTGGAGACAGATTTTACGTGGGTGAGTTAATTACCTATGTTACCAACGAGGTAGCTCCAGATGTCAGCAATATGGTCATAGTACCTATGCAACCAGAGCAGGCTTTTGGCAGTCTCTTTGAAATACAAGGGCAACCTGAAGAAATTTTTATCAGCGGTGCTACTGTGGACGACGTTATCATCGTGCAGGCTATCACAGCAACAGAAATTAAGGTAGATCCAAATTCAATAGTGAGCACAACGGTTTAAAATATGGCAAACGAATTTTATCCAAACAGCGGCATTCCTATCAGACG